AATATCATAAATAAATAATATGATATACGGAGGTCATATTATTTATTTATGATATTATCATATCATTAAATATCTGTCAACTAAAAAATATCATTATCATATAATCCTTTTAGATTGACTTTCAAAAATCTCTTTTTCTGTCCTGCAAAATTTGTGTTACTACCTTCTTTAACATTTTCTAGTCTTTTAAGCATATTAACATAGGTCTTATCCCACGCTGTACCTTTAAGCCCTTTGATAATTGATGAATGCCCTTTAGCAATATACAACCACCAAAAGCCATCATCTAGGGCCACAAGCTTAAATCCATTTTGAGCCATTGCCATAGACATACTACTTCTAGTTAATACTGGCAATTCATCATCATCATAATTAACAACTCCAGGTATTTTTTCTTTGTAGTTAATATATTCAGCTATTACTTGGCCTAGTGTTAAATTCATTCTACCATTTCTATTGGCAACTTCTAGCTTTATACCTAATATCTCATCAAGACACAATTCTTCATCACTCTTCATAGTTAAATCTACTGCTGCACTAACGTTTAGTCTTTCAAGATAACCTTTAGCTTCTTCCATAGTTGCGGCCTTGTCGTGATTAATCATATAAGAACCCGCTAACAATGTGCCTAGTTGGTCGCCATCTCTCATGCTATGAGTAATATCAGTGGTTGCACTTCTAAATATATCAACGCACTTTAATACTTCATTTATAATAGTATAAGTCCTAGCGTGAAAAGATACTGCATAATCACTATTAAAAATAGCTAACTTTCTTTCTATTTGATACCAGTTTTGTTTACGCTCTTCTATCATCTTTTTTCTAGGTGTAGCGAGTTCACAAATAGTAAACCTGTTAGCATCTGCATTATGTTTAATTGCAGCTCCTATACTGGCAAAACATGCCATAGATTGCATAACAAATTGTTGCCCTGCTCCATCAGCTGTACCCATTAAGGTTGCACCACCACCAATACCAGAACTGGAAGATCTAAACATCTTTAATATCTGTTCAATTGACTCTGCATACTTAGCATTGTCGCTTTCCATTTCATCGCCAACGTATGGTTTGCTGCTGTTAGCCATTCTTTGTCTAACCCCTGCTACTGTTGATGTGCCGTCCCCTCTTTCGCCAAATTTTTCAACTATAATCGGTTCTACAATCTTTTCAATTACTGTAGATTTACCACTACCTGATGGTCCGACAATCCAAATATGTGGTCTCCACCTAAGTAAACCACCCCATGGTGCGAGAAGTAACCAACCAGCAAAAGCATGTGAAGCAACTTTATCAACCCATGATAAACTATTAATAGCATCAAGTAGTTTTGCACTATCTTCAGTATATAGTGGATTGTCATATGTATAGGGTATAAACTCTTTCTTTTCATATACATATTCACCAACTCTAGAGTGTAAATCTTCTTTATTGCCATTAACAAGAAGATATTCACCTGTGTTAACTATTATATCCTTTTCACCTTTCCAAGCTCCGGTGCCTCTAACTCTATTAAAGTTAAAAACTCTACAGTTATCAGACTTTCTAATAATCCAGTCAATAGCAGCTTCCCATTGAATGCCGCCATCGGTTTTATTGAAGTACATTCCCCACCACTCTCGTGGTGCTATGGTCATAAGAAAGTTTTTAGTTAGGCTACTGCCTTTACATTTTTCTATCCTGTTTGAATTAAAAGCGTAAAAAATAATATCTGAATTTGATGTACCTACTATTCTAAATGGTGCGTCTTTCACATCATCGAGAAATGATCCATCAACTTGAGGCCCTTCAATCTTAGTCGGTGGGTTTATAATCTCTTCAAGACTTCTACCTTCCGCTACCGCATCAGCTAATCCCCATCCTTTTTTAACACCGTCTGGTGCGTAGATAATATCAAGATTAAAGTCAAACTGTTCAGCATATTTTCTAATTTCTTTTATAGTCTTTCTGCCTGCTGCATCAGCGTCAGCCCAAAAATATACATGTCTACCTGTTAGTGTTGACCAGTTGGTTTGTTTGCTATTATTAGCACCACCATAAAAGCCAACATATAAATATTTAGGGTCATTACCTCTACTTGCATCTTTTTGTCCTTCGGTTAATATAATAGGTTTATTTTCTGTATCACTAGCAACGGTGTCTATATTCCAAAGAGGATATAGCTCTTCTGGTGCTTTAGCTCTCCACTTTATCTCTGAACCGCAAGCCCAAAGAGTGAAAGGTATATCGGATTTTTTATTACCACTTTTAAAACGACAAATCTTAAAGACAAGTCTACCTTTAAAATAAAAATCCCAAGATTCAATAAAACTACCCCATTTTTCACCTTCGTATTTTTTAGGGTCAAGATTAGGTATATCATTTATTTTATAGTTAACATATCTGTAATTATCCCACCTGTTAGCTGGATTATTACTAACCACTGGTTTAAAATCATTATCTGTTGGGAAATAAGTAGGGTCATATTTTTCTAAAATTTCTTTAGCAGCTTCTGTTTGAATACCGCCCTGAAGATTCTTATATTTACTAGCTCTAATAGATAATTCATCGTTATTAAGATAAGCATATAGGCTAACTACATCGTTACCTGAAACATCATCGGCAAAGTCAGCCCACTTTCCAGTTTTAACATTGATTTTAAAACTACCTGGTTTATGGTCATTTCTAGTTGGATTAATTGCGGAATACTCATCCCCCTCCAACTTCCCTGCTGGCAACCATTCCATAATGTGAGATAATCCTATATTTTTAGCTCTATCAAATAAGTCATTCATTTCTTTTTCCTCTTTTAGAACAATTTTATAATGGGTATATGGTGAAGTCTAGCTTCATCGATTTCAACGTTGGCACCTTTTGACTTTTGCCAACCGTCAAGTAAAATCATAGCATCACACTCCATGAGTGCTGGTATGCAGATCTCGTTCATACAGGCATGCCATTCTGTTATACCTGCTTCTTTGCATAATCTTACAGGATTTACAGGTATATAGTCAAGCTCTTTTAGTTTCCTTTCGGCTTCTAAAAAAGCTAGCTCATTATCGTTCGGCATTCCTGTTACCGGGCCTGATATGTAGATTTTCATTTGTTGGTCTCCTTCCTTATATATCTCACAAGCCTTTTAGCTTGTTTATAATTTACAGTCTTTAGTTTTCCTTTTTTGCTTTTACAATTACCAGTCTTAACGCACCAGTCAATGGCGTCAGCAATAGAATAATGCATAAGATTGGCAATTCTACCAATCGGCACAGATTTAAATACCCTAGCAGAAGGTAGAGCATTTCTAATTTCTCTAGCTTTAATGTCTGGATCAACTTCAGCCACTTCACAATATACTAAAAATTGCGGACTGTCAAGAAATAGTTCAACGTCTAAAAGATCATATACATCTTTAGCCATTCTATAATCTTCTTTAGTTAATTCTAGTAATTCTTCTGCTATTGTTTTAAATATTTGTCTATTCATGTTTACAAGGATATCATAGATTTTTAATCCTGTCAAATAAATAAAAACAGAAGAGTGGTAAACTCTTCTGTTAGTGTCCATGGTTCATAAATTAAAAAAAAATAACTCACTCATACGAGCCGAGTTTTACGGAAGAGGAGGGACTCGAACCCCCATGTGTTTTACCACGACAGTATTCAAAGCTGCTGCAATGCCAATTCTGCTACACTCTTCCAATAAGAGGGATTATATTTACACTCTCATTACAGTTTATCCCAATATTCCTGCAAGTCATTTGGGAGCTACCCAACCTCTCGGAAGATAAAGGATTTGAACCTTTGCACCCTTTCAGATGTACGGGTTAGCAACCCGCTGCATTACCACTCTGCCAATCTTCCAAATTTGCTAGTTACTATTCCACTAGCAAGTCATATTGTCTTTTAGCATACTTTCAGCAGGGAAAGGCAATAAAACCCGTAGATATCACAAACAAGGATTTGCACCTTGCATGATGTGCCAAAGCATTACACATCTAGCTTGCTTCCAGTCATTCAGCGTACGAATCACACCTGACCATGCTATTGCTTACCCATTTGTATACTGTGGTTAAGAAAACAATCAAAACCCTGAAGTTTCAATTTGAAAGAATAGGAACTAATCCATTTCTTTAATCCTTTGACCACGACCTTCTTTTAGTTGCATATCGTGTAGCAACAAACATTTAAGAAATATGAGGAAACGTAAGCAACCTCATTAAAGAATAAAGACGTATCTTATTTCTTTGACCGTTATTTGTTAGCCATGAGCCTTAGCTACTATTCTAACTCATATAATCCGCAAATTATATGCTTTTAATTTTCTGTCCGAGCATTTCTGTTTTTAACGTAGGGCTACTCTACCACCACAATACAATCAGAAAGGAATCGAACCTTCGGAAAGCTTTTACACTTGCAACCCATGTCGCTACTGATTGTCACTAAATACAAGATATCATAGATCTTTTATCTTGTCAAGTAAAAAAGAAGGACACCTAAAAAGGTGTCCAACAAGGAGGTTACGAAATGAAAAAAACTTACTGTTAAATATATAATAGCATACAACAGTGTTTTATGCAAGTCGTTAAGGTCGATAAACTACAGTTTTTATATGGCCGCTAATATCATCATATTCAAAAGCTTCCATTTGTCTAGTTGCTTTTAACCCACTTGAATAAGTCCAATAGCTTAATTGAGTAATACTTGGCATCACTCTAATTATTGTACCATTAATATCATCGCTAACAAGATCCTTTAATTTATGATAGTGTCCAATCAGCCATTCATGATATAATGTTTCGCCCCACAACATACCTACGTCTCTAGCCATAATTTGCGGTAATTCACTAGGTTTTAGATCTTTACCTTTTACTTTACCATGAGCTATGCCTATTAATGTGTTTCCAACTTTAATATATTTATGGTCCTGTGGACCTGCATCAATTTTTATCCTATCAGTCTGCTTTCTAAACGCTGCACAAAGTCCAATAGTTAATTCATAGGCAACATCTTTATCATGGTTACCTGGTATATATATAGCATCAACTGGAGCTATTTCGGCTAAAGCCTCTATAATAATAATCATAGTTTCCATAATGGTTCTAAAAGTTTTACCTTTTCTAACATCTTCATCTTGTGGGGTGTTGTTTATTGTACCCAATTCGCTATTCACATTAAATAAATCAGAACCTATTGGTAAAATAAATTTTTTAACTTTTTTATCTTGATAATATGAGCAATAAAAATCTATAACTTTTAATAACTCACTTGTTGCGATATTTAAGTCCCAATTACCCTTATCAGGGCTACCTATTTCTTCGCCCCACGTTAATTGCCCAATATGGCTGTCCGTCAGTCCTATAACAACTGTTTTCCCATCCTCATTAATCTTTTTATATTTTCTTTTAGGCAAAGATATATTATTGATCAAATCTTCAAACTCTTTGGCAGCAGATTTTGGACTTATCTCACCTTTTTTATATTTTAAAGCCCAAAATACTTTAAATTGCCAGTAAGGGTCGTCTTGTGGCCCCCAGATATTTGACACTATCTTTATTGCTTCCCATTTATCCAAGTCAATATTACAGTATTTAGCCATATCTTCAGCATTATCTAGCCCTGCTGGGCCATCTTTGACTTTTTTGTCCGTATTGATAGTGCTTTCTATCAATCCTTTTTGAATATCTTCAACCCTTGATGTCTCTATTGTTTTATCTGGCACCACATTCTTAATCTTACCTTTAAAAAGCATTCTACAGTATCTTTTGTAAGATTCCTCGTTGCTGCTATACCCTTGACTTTTAAAGTACTCATAATACTTATAAGCATCTTGAATAGTACTCACACCTTGTTCTAGCAGATATTTTTTTATTTGCATATTTTATCCTTTATTCTAATCTCGTTATCTTTTAAATTATTATCACTAACTGGAGAATAATCTAGCCAATCCAACTCCCCTATATGTTGTCTTAAATATTCTACATTTTTATCATTCATAAAATAGTTAGGCCATATTTGATATTTACCGTCAACCTTAAATGAATATTTTTCAAACAAGCCAATAAGCCACCTACCAAATATATTAGTATTCTTCTCTTTTCTTTTATAGTCAGCATAAGATTTTCTATGCGTAAGTTTTTCAAAAGGCCAATCTTTTTCAATGTTAAATTCTACTATCATTTCTTTTGCCTCTTTTTCCAAGTCCAAAACCAATCACAAATACGCTTATCATTATATCCTATTCTTTTGAGGTCTCTTGCTTTATTTTTTAAAACACCCTTACTAACTCCAGTACTGGCTGAAATATTACTAATTACTATTCTTATTTCTTTGCTTAGCATGTTATCTCCTCCACCCCATCTATTCTAGTATATAGTTTATCATCACAATCACTAGCCACTTTAATTCCAGTGCCTTCTAATGCTGTTAGCTTATTAACTACAGTATTTGGTGTACAGTGCATCTTTGAGGCTAACTCTTTTCTTGTAATCCACCTTGGATACTTTGGAATATAATCTTCAATGTTACCAGCATCAGCTATTGCAGCCTTTGCTGTTCTTATAAAATTTCTAATTTCTTCAGGATCAATGTTTAATACCTTTGCTATCTTATCAATATTTTTACTATTTTCTGACATTGTCTCTGGGGCTGCTGTTAATTGCCCGCAATAACAGCCATAAACACCAGCCTTCTTTGATATTTCAACTCTGGTCATTCCAGTATTTTTAACTAAAGTTCTAAACTCTTGTTTTGTCATTTTTTTTATCTCCTTGTCACTATTATACATTTTCTTTTAATCTTTGTCAAATAAAAAAAATACCTGCTTTGAAATCTTCAAAAACAAAGCAGGTAAATGTTAAAAGGCTTTCCAATGTCGTTTAGTTATTATCTCAATTCCTAACCCTCCTAATTCTTTTTGTAGGAGCTTTCTGCCCCAAGGATTCCATGAGTGCACAACAATAAGTTTACACCCAGATTCTTTTAACCAATCTTTATATATCTTAATAATTTCTAAACTATTAGATCTTTTATAAGGCTTAAATATTCTAGTTAAATCATAGTCTAGCCACAAAGTATATTCACACTTTGGCATATCTTCAAGAGCTAAGGCCATTTCTTTTGCTGTAGTACATATATAAAGTGGAGCTAGTCCAGCTTTAAGAGTTGATTTGATTCTGCCTTTGCTATTCTCTACTAGAATTGTATTGCTGCTTTTGTTTATTATTTCATTCCATGTCATTGTTGGTTCCCCTATAATGTTAATAACTGCAATATTACTTTTTTACAATCTATTATAATCTCTGCAACTGAATGCTTTTTAAAATTACAATTTTCATACCCTTCATACTGTGCATAGTGAGCGTTATAATCGTCGGCAAGATCATAACTCCAGCCTATATATCTAGTGCCCCTAAGGGTTCTATCTACATGTCCTAAACTCTGAAAGAAATTAACTCCACCATGAGTACGAACATGTTTTTTAATCTCTTCAAGAGTCCAGTTAAATATTTTGCTATCTTCTGGAATTCTTACATAACCACAAGGGTGTGTGCCATAAGATACTACAATAAAATCATAACCAAAATAATTACTTTTAAATATTATTTCTCGTTTTGGTTTTTGTGTGTATAGTTGTTTCATTTAGTTTCTCCTATAAATAGAATATATCATACATATATAAGTTTGTCAACTAAAACAACTTTTTTAAAATAGCCATTAATACATTACTTACAATACTATCACCAGCTAAATGACATAAACTTGAATTGCTTTGGTTTTCTGCAATGTTTTCAAAATCTTCATCACGTACACCCATTAGTCTAAAACATTCTTTTGGGATAAGTTTGCGGATGCGAAAATCATTAACTTTCATTAAAACAGCAGGAGAGCTACCGGTATTGCCACAATGAGTTGTTTGTGTGGGTGCAATGTTGGTAATTTCTGCCTTATTATATGGGTTAAACATTTCTGGCAAATAACCATTTTCGTTTAACATTTCTTGACTTTTGTTTTTTACAAAATTTTGTTTGTCTGATATATTATCAATATACTTTTGGTCTAATTCTTTTTTAGGTTCTAATACACACTGCTCTGCCCCAGTTAATAAGGTATTAGCAACTTGTTTACCAACTCTTCCACGTCTTGTTTTACTATTAGGTTGAGAGATGTTTATACTATCGCCTTCTTCAGCAATTGCATAGCCTTTTTTAGTGGCTTCACGAACTATAATTGTATTGTCAGTCGGACACAAAGCTCCATTAGCTCTTATACATTTAGCACTCTCGTTCACATCGGTAGGTTTCCAAACAAAACCTGTTCTACCTTCATGGTTTTTATTGTGTTGAATTAATCCATTTAACATTTTTTCACTAATATAAAACTTTTCATCAACTTCTTCTTCTAATATATCTTTAAGTCTTGTCTTTAATTCTATTTCTTTAGGGAACTCATATATATAATCACCTAATATTGAAACCATAAAAGTTCTGTTTCTGTTTTGAGGTACTCCAAAATTCTTAGCATTTAAATCTTTCCAAAAATTAGAATAGCCTTTACTACTTAAAAAATCACACCATTTATCAAAATTAGCTTTATTCTTTTTACCATGGACTTGAGTAACATTTTCCATTAATAATATTTGTGGTAATTCTTCACACTCGTTTAATATTCTTTCTACTTCCCAAAGCTGGCTAGAACTAGTATTACTACCTTTTTCCATTCCTTCTTGTTTGCCGGCTAGTGATAAATTTTGACAAGGGAACGAATATGTCATTAAGTATTCGTGTTTATCGACATCAACTATATTTAAATCAGATCCTTTAACTTGCTGGACGTCTACAAGGTTTTTAGTTGCTTGTATATTGTTATATATAATTCTTTGTTTCTTTTCCCCTAGCCTTTTAATTTCTTCGTAAGTCATTGGCTTTTTATAATCCATACTTATGTGTTTATTAAACAGATAATCAATAACTTCCTTTTTTGTTAAGCCAGCAGAATAATCTGTAGTATCTTCTTTACAATGAGCATCTTTATAGGCTTGTATACTTTTTACTGCCCATTCACATAATTTCCATTGTTCAAACTCTACACCTAAATATTTTAATGCAAAGTGTTGGCTGCCATAGCCACCGAATAACTCTATTAATCTAATAGGTTTTTTAATTTTGTAATTTTCTAAAAATAAATCCATTTCTATCTCCTTGAATTCCATAGGTCTATATTATTTAATAATTCATAAGTATGTAGTTTTAAACCACTGTCAAATTCATAAAGGTCTCCAATAATATCATTTGTATGAGTGATTTTTACACATGTAATTTTTTCTTCTTTAAATTTTCTAAAAGCTGGGATAGTTATTGTATCACCAACATTAATTATTTTTTTCATCTCTATCTCCTTATAAATCTACTTTACACTATCTATTAACTATTGTCAACAATTAAATTCACTTTATTCTCCCAATCTCTCCAAAATCTTCATACACCGGTGCTTCTGGCGGCATATATAAAAGTATAACCCTAACACGCTTGGGAGTAACCCCAAGCTTTTTGGCTAACTCCCTTATGCTAATTCCTGGTTCTGGCAACACCGGTAGAGCTTCAAAAAGTTTATAATTAATGTTATCTTTAGAGTTAAATATGTTCATCACTAAAACACCTTAATCTTTACATCTTCACCAATACTAAAACCATCATTACCAATCTTATTTAGTCTTGCTACAGTTTCATCAGTTAATAAAAAGTGTGTATTGTTATTCTTACAAACTTTAATACTAAAATATGGACAACTAGTTTCACCTAGATATCTATAATCCCTATATATCTTTTCTTTCATTCTGTGTTCAGGAAGCTCTTTCCCGTCTAATATATAGCATAATTTTTCAAGATCGTCTGTAATTGTAGGCTCTCTGCTACAACAATAATCATAACCATAATCACCGGTGCGAATAATAAAACGCTTATCAACGCCATTATTGTTTCTTTTCTTAGTTCTACTTCCAGTTTCATAAGTTGCTTTTATAATTTCATTGTATACGCTCTCAGCTAAAGTTTTAACACCATTGTTAATTAAGTCTTTCATACCAGCAACCCAGCCAATTACATTTTCATATGTAAATTCAGGTGTTCTAAAATGTTCTACTTCATTACTAAGTTTTTCGTATTCACTGCTTAACATAAAATCTTGTAAATGAAAATATTGAACCATATATCGCCAATATCTATAATCAAGTATTTTTACTGCATCAGCACTAAAGTGTTTTTGCAAGCTATATGGTGATGACATTCTACCGTCTAATTTTTTACAAGTATCTTCTAATATTTTAGCTTGCTCTTGTAATTTCTTCATTTCTCGATATGAGTCGTTTCTTAGTTTTATAATATCTTCAACGCTCAATCTTTTTATTAGTTCTGTTTTCATTTTTGTACCTCTTCAAATCTTACGTCTTTACTGTCGGTTCTATCACAATCCCTACAGTTTAACTTATCGCAAAAATCATGATACTTAAAGTTGTTTGCATAACATTTTCTACAACTTCTATGTTGATCTTTATTATCAACACATTTTAATTTAACACCATTCAAAAGTATTACATCACCTATCTTAACTGTTTTCATATCTGTACCTCTAAAATAATTCCTCTTGTTCATATTCTTTCTTAGGTTCTAATTCTTCTGGTGCAAATAGACTTAATTGTGATATGTGTTTATTGAACCTATCTTCTTGAGCTTGCCAGTAATCCTTGTCAATCTCGCAACCTTCAAAATCAAAACCTAGCTCATAACAAGCTATTCTGCTAGAACCACTACCAACATGAGAATCAAATATCTTGTCGCCTTTTTTAGCATAATGCTGTAATATCCATTTGTATAATGCTACTGGTTTTTGGGTGGGGTGGATTCTAACTTCTTTATTTGCCATGTTTTCTTGCAACATACCATGCCATGTATACTCAAAACTTTTTATTGAGTTTATTAGGCTACAATATGCAATTTCTCCATTGCTATAAGTTGGCATTGTAACTCTCTTATTCCAATAAATGCGACCACCTGATAAAAAGTCATAAGGATAATAATTTACTCCCCATATAATTTGGTTCTTGCTTATTCTGAACAACTCTTTAAAATAATTTATATCAGGAATATTTGAATCCCAGTTTTTATTACCATAATCTTTTGATTCTGTTGCCGATTTTTTAGTTTGTTTTGTTTTTTTACTATTTTTTTTATCTGCTCCAATCCCATACGGTGGGTCAACGATTGCTAACTCATAATAGTTATCTGGAATAGTTGCCATAAATTCCATATTGTCAATTAGATGTACTGTGTTTTTCATACCTTTCTCCTTAATCTACCATTTTTTATAGTATATTCGTTATTTGTTATTTCTTCAACTATTTTATTCTTTTCTTCTCCAATAACATTGCAACAATATATAAAATAGTCTGTTAAAATAAACTCTCTTATTTCTTTTTGATATCTAAATATTAGATAATCTCTTTTAGCTCTCTCTATAACACTTAATATTATTTCTTTCATATCTCTACCATACCACACCCTTATATTTTTGTCAACAAGAATATATCTTATTTTATCCCCTAACTGTACCACTATACACCCGTTACCCTCTAGCTACACCTGCTACACCCCTTGTAGCAAGGTTTGGTAGCAGATTTTGTAGCATTTTAAAAAAGCTAATTCCTTATATTATATATATATATTATATTATATTATTATTATTATTATTATTATCTACGCTGCTACATAGTTTACATGCTCTCTTCTCAAATATCTCTATTTTTTACATATTTACTATAAAATTTACCCCTATACATATAGAGCGTATATTTGTGTAGATGCGTAGATAAAGTGTAGCTAATTTTTTAATTTGTTTGTACATAAGAAGTTACAAAGAAAATTTTGCTACAAACGATGCTACAACAGGTGTAGCAGGTGTAGCAAATTTATTAATTACTTGTTGTATAAAGAATTACGCTATATGTGGTGTATCGTGTTGATTCTAACCCCACTTTATGTTATACTATCACTAGTGGAGGCAATAATATGGCTAAAAAGAAAACATATTCAAAATTAACAACCCAACAAAAACTATTTGTAGATAATTATATAGCAAACAAATTTAACGGAAAGCAAGCTGCTATATCTGCTGGATATTCGCCAAATAACGCAGAAAGTCAAGCCTCTCGTTTGTTAACATTAGACAAGGTGCAGAAGTACCTTTCTAAACAAATTAAGCAAGTGATGGGCGATACTGACACGCTAGCAGTACAAGTAATTAATGCACTTAAAGATATTGCATTTAGTGATATTACTGACGTTTTTTACTGGGGTGAAGATGGAGAGGTTCACTCAAAAAGCTCAAGAGATTTATCAGAATCTGTTAAAACTTCTATTGCCGAAATTAGTACTAGATCCAATTTTACTAAAGATGGTGATTATATTGGCACAGACATGAGACTCAAACAAGCTGACAAACTCAAAGCCCTTGATATGCTTGCTAAGTTTGTTTCACTTTATGAACAAGGTGAGAATATTAACAAAGATAGTGAAGAAGCAAAGTCTGAAGCTCTAAGCAAAAAAGAAAGAACAGAAAGATTATTGATGTATCAAGAGAAGTTGAAAAGTATTAAAAAATGATAGAGTTCACAGCAGAAGAAATAGCAAAATTATCAGATGAAGAACAAGAAGAACTATTAGCACTCATGGAGCAGGAGTTAAAAGAAGTTGTCTCTCCTAAACTTGAAGCATTTAGAGACCCTATCATCGGTGGCGACTGTAACCCTAAGTATAGAATTAGGGGGGCTAGAGGTGGTCGTGGTGCGGGGGCTAAGAGCCATAGCATGGTTTCTCTCATTGTCCAGCGTGCCAACGTTGAGCCTATAGATATTATATGCTTAAGAGAAATTCAAGGCTCAATTGATGAGTCAGTAAAGAAACTTATTGAAGATAAGATTGAATTTTTAGGTTATAAAGATTGGAAGATATTAAAAACTTCTATTGAAGGCCCTGATATTAACGGTAAGCGTAGCCATATAATATTCAAAGGATTAAAAGACTTAAGAGCATCAACTAATGTTAAAGGGCTTGAGGGTTATAAAATTGCATTTGTTGAAGAAGCTGCGACTATTAGCATGGAGAGTTGGAACCTTTTACTCCCCACTATTATGCGTACCCCTGGTGCTCAACTTTGGTTTGCCTATAACCCCGAATTAGAAGATGATCCTGTAACAGTTAAGATATGGGATAGAGACAGAGATGATGCACTTCTTATAGAATTAAAACCAGGCAAAGAAGATAATCCATGGTGGAATGATGGGCTTCAAAAAGAAATGGAAGAAGATTTTAAAGCTGACCCTGTAGAGGCTGACCATATATGGAATGGCAACCCACGCAGTCAAGGTGATTCTGCTATATTCTCACGTGTTGAAATAGATGAGGCTATGTGTAGAAATATACCGGCCCCCGTTACTAACCTTGTTGTTGGTTGCGACGTAGCCCGCTTTGGAGATGATAGAACGGCTATATTTGTTAGAAAGGGTATGAAAGTTGTCGACTATATTGTCGGTAAGAAATGGGATACCATGTATATTGCAAAGAAATGTAGGGATATGGGTAAAATGGACCCTACAACAGTGTATAACATTGATGGCGGAGCAATGGGCCCTGGCGTTATTGATAGACTTAGAGAACTAGGTGAAGAGCGTGTAAATGAAATTAACTTTGGTGCTGCTCCTAGAAACAAAGAAAAATACACCTCTATAGCTGATGAACTGTGGTTTAACTTTAAAGATATTATTGCTGAAGTTGATATACCAGACTTACCAGAGTTAAAATCTGAACTAGCAGGCAGACAATATAATTACGACAATAGAGGGCGTAAGAAGATAGAGAGTAAAGCAGATTACAAAAAGAGACGTGGCAAATCCCCTGACCTTGCAGATGCCCTTCTTTTATGTTATAATCAAGGGGTAAATACGACATTTGATGATGATATAATTAATCAAATGCGTAAGAGGAGAAAAAGAGCATGGTAATACCATTTTGGGGTAATAAAAATAAACAAACAAATCCGACTAAGCAACCACGTAGAACACCGACTACGCATTTTGCTGAAGATATACAGTGTAATTATGAAGTAACTTATGGTATTTATCATAACCAATACCCTGGCACAAAGTTAGCGGGGTCTTTAGCTGCTGCACCGATTAATATTCCGGTTTGGTTAATGGGGTTGCCCTCTGTTTTATGTGAAGATAAAAACACTCAAGAGCGTATATCTACACTTATTGAAGATATGAGTTTAAAGATGCAAAATATTCATATGCAGTGTCATAGAGATGGTACTATATGGATATACCCATTTTATGATAGCAAAAACAAACAGCTTATTTGGGAAGCGTTTAACGATGATACAGTATCTAGCATTATCAAAGATTTAACAACTGGTGAAATAGTTGAGATAACAACTACAGAAATGATAGATGTACAAACTAGCGATAGTAATATTGCTTCAGCTAAGAGAGTTAGGCACTTTACTAAAACTAGAGTTGAAGAAACTATAACGGGCATGCAAATACCTAAGAGTGGGAATAAGATTAATGTTGCTGGTATCTTACCTATCCCCTTTAGTAATAATCCAGATTTAAACGAGAAGCGTGGACACAGTGATTATGAAAGAATTATATATGATTTAAAGAACTATCATGATATAGAGTTAGCAAGAAGCACTATGTTGGCTAAGTTTAATCCTAAAATGATTCAGACTCTAGGTGCTAATAGCGCAGACCCTAAGCGATGGTTAAGAAATAACGGGTATGGGAATATAGGCGACATTGATCTTGCTGGTATGGACTTTGTAATGAACCTAGAGGGTGATTCAACTAGCTTCGCATTCCCAGATACAGCAAATAGCACATATAGCGAAACATTAAAACAGATATTCAAGAAGCTAGTTGAGGGTTCTGGTGTACCTGAGATTGCATGGGGTTTAAAAACTGAGGGCAACAACGCAAGTGTTGAAGAGAGTATGACCACCTTGTTAAATCTAGTGGCAGATAAGAGACGCCAAAAGACTAAAAAATATGAAGATTTATTTAAAGCTTCTCTTAGAATATTAAGTGTTGCAGACATGGCTAATTATAGTCAAGAGATTAAGGTTAAATGGGGAACGCTAGATGGATTAAATGCTCAAACTAAAGCTGAAGTATTTACTAAGTTTGCAAGCGGTGTTGCTGCATTGATTAATAGTGCTGGTGTTACTAAAGAGCAACTTTACAAACTATGGCAAACAATGTATCCTGAAGAGACTCCAGAGAAGTTTGAAGAATATCAAAAGGGTATATCTATCATGGGTAAACATAAAGCGTTTAAAGATGCACAGTATTTAGATATACAGAGCAGCGGGGATCCTGACCCGTTGGATTTGGAAGAGTAAACGGATAGAGCTCCAGCAACCTACGGGTCTGGGGCCATTTTTTACTTGACAGGTTGGGCGGGGTATGGTAAGGTGTGTATGGAGGATACAGAAATGAGCAAAGCAAGTAGAGAGTGGAAAGAAAATATAAAAGCTGCTAATAGATTTTTCAGATGGGAAACCTCTAAAAAAGTCTATATGCGACTATGTAGAATTTGTGATAGAAACAAAATAGATAAAAAGAAAAGTTTAAACAGATTTTATAAATCTTTAAAGGAGATGTAACATGCTAAAAGTTAGATTATTTATTTTAACATTTCCTATTAGAGAATTTATATTTAGGCACTTTTATAAAATAAGATTTTACAAACAACATAAAAAAGCAACTAAAGATAATATACCTAGAGGAGATTTTTGCTATGATGAAAAGATTTGCCCCTATTTCAGAGATTTAAATCATAAATTTAAGATTGATGAATTCAATGCATGGTGTGTTTACAAAAATGATAATAACTTATTTCTATTATGGGATATGTGTAAAATGTGTGGTGAAAATGAGGAGCAACAATGACCAAACAACAATATGAAAAATTAACTCGACAGGCAAGAGATAAAATACCTACAATTGAAAACTCTGTGAAGAAGAAAATCCAAACAATATATCAAAAAGCAAGTGATGATCTAGCAGAGCGTGTAGCCTCCTTGCCTGCCGAGTCTTTTGACTTATATATTCAAACAGATTTACAATTATCATTAAGACTACAGCAAGCAGCTGATGATATTGCTCAATCTTTAAGTGAAGATTTGCCAACCGGTGTACAACAAACAGCCGAAAAAATATCAGCAGTTAATAAAAGATATCTTATTGATGTAGGTTTTGACCCCGTTAAAATTAGTGCTATATATCAAGACATTAACACTCAAGCAGTAACAGATATGGTTAACAGAGTGTGGCAAGACGGATATAGTTTTTCACAAAGAGTATGGAAAATAGGGGCTAAATATCAAGATGATATTAAAACTGTTTTATCTGCTGGCTTTGCTCAAGGACGTGACCCTTTCCAAATAGCTAAAGACTTACAGGAATATACAGTTGATGGCAAAACTAAACTAATGAAGAGGTACGGCAAATTACAAGCTGGTGCAAGAGATTTCGTGAAACGTATTCCACAGAATGTTGACTATAGAGCTATTAGACTAGTTAGAACAGAAATATATAGCTCAATGAGAAATGTTGAAGTAACTAGCAGTGAAGCTAATCCAGGGTGTACTGGTCTATATAATTGGATTAGACAGTTTGGTGCTGCTGATTATTCGTGTACATGCCCAAGTCTAGCTGCTGGATCACCTTACAAGGCTGATGAAATACCTAGTAATCCACATCCTAATTGTAGTTGTTATGTTCAAGCAGTATTGAGAAATCAAAAAGATTTTGTTAATGATTTAGTTAAATGGAAAGACGGTGCAGATATAGATTATTTAGATGAGTGGGCTAGTAAGTATGGGTACACAATATAAGTAAGTACTCGCTATTGAAAACTTTCCTTTCACCGTTTATAATATAGTTATGAAGAAATTAAACCTAAGTGGATTTGTGGGTTGGGAAATTAATCCTGACATTATTAATGACTTTTTAAACGATGCGAATGGTGAAGATATAGAGGTAACTCTAAACTCAGCTGGTGGAGATGTTTTCACCGGCTGGGAAGTATATTTAGCTTTTGACAAATATGAGGGCAAAAAAACCCTAATTTTAGGGTCTTTAGTTGCGTCTGCTGCTACATATATGATAATGGCTTTTGACCATGTAATAGCTCAAGATATTAGTAATGTGATGATACATGATGTTACATCTTATGTTGAGGGAAATGCTGAAGATATCAAAAAAGAAGCTGAATCTAATGAGCGTATTCAAAAGTCTATAGCTAGTAAGTATGCTGAGGCTCTTAATAAATCTGTTGAAGAAGTACAAGAGTTGATGCACGCTGAAACATGGTTTACTGGTCAAGAGATAGTTGATGTTGGATTTGCTGATGAGCTTAAAAAAACTGGTAAAACAGCAAAAGATATAAATTTCTACAAAAAACAAATTATGAATTGTTTTAATGTAAAAAAAGGAAAAGAGAATAGCATGGATAAAAAAGCAGTACTAAACTTTTTAAAAACATCTACTGATGTTAAAATTGATGAGTTAGCTGAAGTTCTTAACGCTAAAAATTCTCTCAAAAGCGAAGATGACATGACTAAGCTTAGAGAGTATGAAAATTTAGTTAAAGATAATAAGGCTAAAGATGAAAAGATTAAAGAACTTGAAAATAAGTACAATCTTTTAGAACAAAAACAAAAATTAGATGAAGTATTCGGTGTACAAGATGCTGAAAAAACTAATTTACTTAGAGCTTTAGCTGAAAATTACTCTAAAGCCGGCATGTCTATCGATGACATGAAAAAAGATCCTGTAATGATTAATCTATCTGCTAAAAAAGCAGCTGGAGAAGATATCAAAATAGAAGATAAGAAAGTTGAGAAGAAAAAAGAACTCGACACAGAGGAGTATTAAACAATGGCAGTTAATATATTTGAAGAAAAACTAGCTAGAGATAGTGTAAGATTAACAGCTCCAGCAAATGTTAATCAATTTGACTTAGTCGTAATCGCACCATACGTTGCTATTGCACAAGAAGATGTTGATAGTGGTGAAGTTGGCAACTTTGACGTAAGAGCAGAATTAGAAGTACAATCTGACGATTTACATGCTACAGAGAACACTTTTGATACATTGTTATCAACTGTATATTATGACCCAATTACCGCAACACTTAGCGATACATCAACAGCGGGTTATTATCCTATAGGATATTTAACATCAGTTAAAGACACCAATGGTGTAATTAAGTTTGAGAAATTCAGATTTACTGAAGTAGTGGCATAAGGGAGTAAATAATGGCTAAATTTTATAACAGAGAAACATATTTAAAAGAGCTAGCAGAGAAAGGTATGGCAATGCCATTAAATCTTTATAGAGGTGGTAAAGATGAAAATTTAAGTGCTAAAGAAAGCACTAAATTAGACTTTATCAAAAACAAAGTAGTTAAAATGTCACAAAACTGGGAAAAGACAGAAGGATATTTAAAACTACAAAACGAAGTTAATGAATTTGTCGCTAAGTACAAAAATACAGCAAATACTCCATCTCAAGAAGAGATTGATGAGTTGTTTGCCAAGTACATGATTGACATTACCAAACGTTACATGGAGAAAGGTGATTTAACAGCTTTAATTGCAACTGAAATCACCAACGAAGCTTTCCCTGAAAACGTATCTTTAAAAGAATTTTTAAAGTATCGTGGTAACTTTAAAGAAATCCAATTAACCGGTGATGACGTTCCTCTTATCCAACAAGCAACTGGTTCTGTTAATGTTGTAACTATGAAAGCTTATGGCTTAGGCTTTGCTCAAACATTACATAACTTAATTTATAACCAATTTTACACTGTAGCTAAAGTTAATGAAGCAGTATCAGATGCTTATATTGATAGACGTAACTCAATAACTATTGGTAAGATTGTATCTACATCTTATGGTTCCGCTCAAACTGTTGCTGCTGATACAACTTCTGGTGCAACTAGTGATGTATTACTTTATAATACTTTAGATAAAGCCGAAGATGCTTTAAGAGCTTTAAAGAATCCGCAAACTGAAAGACCTATTAGTGTTCCTAGTATTAGTCTTTTAATTAACTCACGTGATGCAAAACGTATCAAACGTGTTATCGGTGGTCAACTTAATGCCTTTGGTAAAACAGCTGGTAGAAACGTACCTGCTTTAGATGCTATTACCAACATCATTGAATATGATCAAGGTATTACGGATGGCTTCAAAGTCGGCAAAGAAACAATGTCATTCCCTGGTGTAACTAAAGGTGAGGCTTACATGTTTGTACCAAGAGAATACTTCTGGATATTAAACAAACGTGGCTTAACTATGGAAACAAGCGAAGGTTCAGCTCTTAGCTTATCCCAACAAGAATCAGCTTGGTATTTTATTCAAACTCAATATGATGATGAATTCTTTGGATCTTCTCAAAGTGGTACTAGCCTTGATGATGGTTATGGTGCGATTGTTAAAATTACATTACCAGCTTAATAGGTGTTATTTTTAAAAGGTATGGAGGGTGGCAAGTGCTGCCCTCTTTTTAGTAAGGGGATAAAATGGACATAGACAATGTAATAGAACTAAGACAGAGAATAGGAGACCCAGAAGGCTTTCCTATGCTTGTTGATAGCGAAGTGCCTGATTTTCCAGATGAGTTAACAGCCTACAGAATTGATACATCTAAATATGTTGATTGCAATGGTGAAAGAATACCTATTATCATATCAGACACAAGACTTAATAACTGGATAACAGAATACGGGATAGATAAAGCCGAGTATGTTGCTCTTAAAAATATGATAGCAACATTAAGTGGGTATGTCCAAATAGAAAGCTCAACAACTGGTGCTGAATCAACCAAGTTTGCATCATTAACTAGTAGATTAGCACACTTGAAATATTTACTCTCTTTAGTCGAAGATAGAAACAACATGCTAGACGGTTCAAATACAGGACTAGTTGGTAGAACCAAACAACCTATTATAGCGGGCGGCGACCTATGATTTCTAATTTAGTAAGACAAAAAAGAAAGGCGATTATAGCACAAATCAACCTCAATAAAAAAGTAGTCGATATTGAAACACCACCACCAATGGTGTATAATTCAATAGGAGAAGAAGTTAAAGACACTAGCAAACCATGGACTATTAACACGATTAAATGCAGAATTGCATACGAGAAGAAAAGTATTGATAGCCAGGTAGAAGTGGCTAGTGGGTTTAGCACCAACCTAAGTAGTTTTATACTTACCGACTACAAGACGCCCTTACAAAAAGGGCAAAGATTTGAAAATTATGAGGTTGGTGTAGTTTATCCCATGACGTTTATGGGTGAAGTTATAGGATATCAAGCACCGCTTAAAGAGAGTAAAGGATAATGGCAAAAGAATATAGTAAATCAAACTTAAAGAAAGCATATAACAAGAGAGAACTTGCAGTTATTGCTTTATGTAAATACTATTCTAAGCTTATTATTCAAGACTTTCAAAGAGAGCAAGAAGGCAATAAGTATTGGGAGAATAGAAGTAACTTTGCTAAAGATTTGATGTTTACTACAGTTTTTAAAGAACTTGCTAATGGTGTCGTGGGTATAAGAATGGCACATGGTGTTAATTATGGCGTGTATCTGGAATTAGCAAACAACGAAGAACATGCGGCGATTAAACCTACTATTAACAAGTTTTTAGCAGACTTTAAGAGGGATTTAGGAAAGATATATGGTTAGTAAAATATATGCACGACTTAAAACAGGTAGTATATCTAATGTTGTGGTTTACGGCTCAAGTAGATTACCACCTAGTCCTTATGTTGTAATAAAGCCAATGGTTGATTCTTTGGGGCGGGGTACGATATATAAGATATTTGTACACATGGATCCTGGCAATCAATTAGAGTTGATAGAGTACACAAGGAATGAGCTTTATAATTTACTACACAATTTTTCAACAACAACAGATAGCGGTAATTATAAAAAGATAAAAGTATTAGAAGGTGATGTGGAATATCCCGCACCAGCTAGCGATGACGGAACAATTAGCATGAGTAGGAGTTTTTTAAGCCCATCTCATGACGTATTTTAATAAAAGGATATAAAAGATGGCAAAAAGAGATGATGCAAGATATGCTTTTGGCATAGACAGTATGAGATTAGTAGCTTTAAATTCAGATTTAAGCCAACCAGCAGTTGATAATATTATTGGTGGAGTTGGACCATTTGATTTTACTGGAAAAACAGCAACAGCAGTACCATTAACAGTAAAAATTGATACAACTAGCTATGATTTAGATGTTGATATTAGTACAGCAGCAGACCAAAGTGCAGTAACAGTTGATGAATTAGTAACAGCTTTAACAGCCGTATTTACTAGCGATAGTGTACCGTTAACAGCTGAAAAAGATAGCACAACTAACAGATTAAAAATTAGTGCAACAGGCACACCAAGTTACGTTCAAGTATATGATACTTGTGCAGAATTAGCTGATATTGGCCAAGGTTTTGGTATTAAGTATATTTATTCTGATACTATTAATAGTGTTGGAGCTACACCAAACAGAAAAGACGCTGAAACCTTCACTGTAACTAATGGTAAAGGATTAGACACTGAAGTATTAGGCGATGGTCAATATAAAGGTGAATCTGGTTCTATTGTTGATACAGCTGAAGATTTTGAAATCAAAGCATTATTAGAAGGCTTACATATTGCTGATGATGGTTCTTTAGATTCTCCAACCGGTAAGACTCGTAGACCTTATTTCAGAATGGAGGTATTTTATAATAAATATAAATCCGGACAAAATAGAGAAGATGCAGTTATCGGCATGCAAGAAGAAGTATACTATAGATGTAAAGGTATGGCTGATGAAGTAACTAGAGAAAGAGACTTTACAACCAATTCTTACAGCTACACAGCACTTACTTGGGTTGATGATGACGGAACAGCTCAACCTGCTTATACAAGCATACCATTAACAGTTGCAGAATTTGACGCTTTAATGTTAGAAGAAATATAAAAGCGGTTTTACATGTAGGGCTAGGGTAAAACCTAGTCCTTATTTTTACTAAGGAGATATAATGACAGCACTAGAAAAAATGAAAGATATACAATTTCCAATTATTGTTGTACCATTTTATGGACAACTTACGCCAGTCAAATTAAGAGAGTTAACTCAAGCTCAAATAGTAGCAAGCGGCGGACTTAAATTCTCACTAATTGAAACATTGGAAGATAAAAGACGTAGCAAGAAAAAACCTAAACTATCAGAAATGACAGCATATGCAGAAATACAGCATGAGATAGCAAAAAGAGCTTTAGTATCTCCAACTTATGATGAAATATTTGAAATGGTTGGTGCTGGAATAGATAGAGTTAATATCAAAAAAGAACTTGATGAAATTGAAATTATGATTAGTAAAACACCACGCAGTCCAAAAAGAAAAGCACTAGAAGAAGAGTTTGAGTGTAAACGCATATGGTTTGATTTGTTATTACCCGAAGATTTTCTAGCTGCAATTACATCTTATAGTTTAAGTATAAATAAAAGCGATATTAAAGAAGTAACCAAAGAAGCGTTGCTTGAAGCTGCTACACTTGCAAAGATGGGACATGATAATCCATCTGATCATTATGACGGTGTCTTTACACCTTACATGAAAGATGATTTTAACAGACGTGCTTGGATAGCTTATGCAGAAAATAAGAAAAAGGATAAAAAATAATGGCTGAAGATTTAGGAAGCATTTATTCTGAGATTAGAGTCAGGTTTGATAAACTAGATAAAGATATAGCTAAAGTAGATACTAAGTTTAACACACTAAAGAAACAAAGTGATGCTAATGCAAATAACGTAAAAAATAAATGGACTACATCTTTTAATAAGATTGGCTTAGCTGGTGTTGCTAGTATAACAGCGATTACAGTAGCATTAAAAAGTGCGGTTAAAATCGGTGCAACATTTGAGCAAAGTATAGCTAATGTTGGCTCAGTAGCTAGTGGTAGTGCAGCAGATTTAAAGATATTAGAAGATGCAGCTAAGGAAGCAGGTGAAACAACACGTTTTACAGCTAGTGAAGCGGCAGACGCTTTATATTCTTTAGCTAGTGCTGGTTTAGATGCAAAAGATAGTGTTTCAGCTCTTGATGGCGTTCTTATGTTTGCTGGTGCAACACAGTCTGATTTAGCAACATCTAGTGCACTTATCGTATCTACTTTGAAACAATATAATCTAGAAGCAAGCAAAGCAACTGATGTTTCTAATATTCTAGCTGCAGGTATTGGTAACTCTCTTGCAACTATGGATAAATTTAAGCTTGCCTTACAACAAGCTGGTCCAGTTGCCGGAGCGTTAAATATAAATCTTGAACAAACTGTTGGAGCCTTAGAAGCATTATTTGATGCTGGTTATACAGGCGAAAAAGCAGGTACAGCTTTAAGAAATGTTTATAGCTATTTAGCTGATAGCACTAGTGAAGTAAGCAGTAAACTTGTCGATATGGGTGCAGATATAGAAAAGATCAATCCACAGTTCACAGATTTGGCAGATATAATTGACTACTTGAATGAACTAGGCTTAGATACTGGTCAAATTTTTGCAGCATTTGGTAATGAAGTTGGTGGTCAGATGGTCAGCTTAATGAGTGCTGGTGGTGATGCCATTAGAGATTACACCGAAGCAGTAACAGATACTAACTCGGCTTTTGAAATGTATATCCAACAAAACGACACGTTACTTGGATCTTTTGACAGGATGAAGAGTGCACTAGAAGGCGTTGCTATATCATTAACTGAAAAATTAACACCAGCGTTAAGTAAAGCTTTTGATTTTGTTGCAAGATTAGCGAATAAAGTTACAGGCAGTAATGATGAGATGGTGTCATCTTATGAAAATTTACAAGAAGCTGTAGAAAATTACAACAAGGTGCTTGAAGATTCAGAGGGTAAAACAGACGCAGTAACTCAAGCTATGGTTAGCCAAGCAAAAGCTGCTTTAAATTTAGCATTGCAAAAAGCCAGTGAAGCATATGCAGAGAGTAACAAAAGTATAGAAAAATATAATAGTACAATAGAAAAATCTACTAAATGGATTGATAGATATAACGAGTCTTTAGCCGAAATAGCAAAAGGTACAGGATACACAGCTGACCAGTTAAATGTTATGACCGAACAAGAAAGACACCAAACTATAGCCCTAACTAAAGGTGTTAATGAAGCTGATAGGTATAACACTATAATAATAGCTAGACAAGGTTATCAAGAAGATTTAACAGCTGCTACAATTGCTTTAAGTGAAGCCGAAGCAAGCGAAGAGTCTTTTGTTAACACTTTGACTCAAGGTTATTTAGACCAAAACGAAGTAGCTATGTTATTACTAGATACTTATCCTGAATTAAAACAGACTGTTTTAGATAACGTTGCCGCTTACAAAGCACAAAAAGAAGCTCAAGCTGAAGCTATTGCAGAAGCTCAAGAGGCATATGACCAAATAAAAAATAATCAAGATTTAACAGATAAACAATTAGCAGACGCTAAGGCAATTGGTGAATATTGGTTAGAGAATGCACTAAGTGCTGAAGAAGCTGCAATATGGACCAAATATCTTGCTGAAGTTAACGAAAGATTAACAGGAACAGAAGAAGAGGGTGAAACTGCTGTTAGTGAATTAGCAGAGAGTACTGAAGAGTATAGAAAAAGACTAGAAGAAGTTGGTAAAACTTCTCAAGAGTTAAGAGACCTCGAAAGAGCTAGAGCCATTGAAGAAGCTAAAGCTAGCGAAGGTACAGCAGATGAAATCCAAGCTTTAGTTGACTCTATTAACGACTATTATGATGCTTTAGATGCCCAAGATGTTATTGATGCCAACAAAGAATTAGAAGAGCAGAACAAAACTATCAAACAACAAATAGAAGAAATAGGGGCTAGCGAAGAAGAATTAAGAGAGATAGAGAAACAAAGAGCCATTGATTTAGTTAATGCTAGTGATGCAGACAACGAATACAAAAGAGAAGCTATAGCTTTGTTAGAAGAATATTATGATAAATTAGCAGATGATGAAGCAACTACTAAAGCTGAAGAAAACATGGAAGATTTAGCTAAAAAAACTAAGCAGATGTGGCAATCAACAGCCGATGAAATATCTACAATCTTTAGTAATTTATCTTCTTTATTTAGTGCAATATCTGATGCTAGAATTGAAGCCCTAGAAGCTGAAATGAACGCAGAGTTAAAAGCTAAAGGCTTAGCAGAGCAAACAGATTTAGAAGAGGCTAAAGAAGAGTATAACGAGCAAGCATCAGCAATACAAGGTGTTTCTAATGCTTACGACGAAGCTATCGCAGCAGCTAAAGCAAGCGGAGATGCTGCAACAGTAGCAAGTCTTGAAGCTCAAAAGGCAGCTCAACAAAAAGCAGACGCAGAAACTCTAGCGGAATATCAAGCAGCAGTAGATAAAGCGGCTATTGAAGAAGAGTACGCTAAAGAAAAAGCCCAAATAGAATATAGGTATAACCTGTTGTCGTGGAAAGCAGAGCTAGCAGCAGCAATTGCAAGTGGTGCTAATAGTATATTAAAAACAATGAGTGCTTACCCTTATCCTTTTAACATTCCTTTAGTAGCGGCTCAAACTACAGCATCAGGTTTACAAATTGCAGCTATTTCAGCATCTAAACCACAAGCACCAGCCCTAGCAACCGGCGGTATTATCTTACCAACAAATGGTGGGGTAACTACTGTTCAAGCTGAGAATGGTTATGGTGAATTATCTCTTAATGCCGGTCCTAGTGGGGAATCGCTTTTAAATGATTTTGCTAATAGGATTGCAAGTCAGATATCAGGTAGTAGCTCTAGTAATTTGAGCAATCTTGCTATATATTTAGAGATGGATAGTAAGATAGTTTCACAGGGTGTTGCAAAAAATATTAACAACGGAACTGTAAGAATTAAGCTGAAATAAAGGATTAATAATGAATGTATTATCCACAAAATGTAAGGAGAAATAATGAATGTATTATTTGACAACAAAATACTAAATGCTACACTATCGGCAAGCAATGAAAATGCAAACTTTCCCATAGATAATCTTAAAAGTGATTTTCTAAGGGAGAGATTTCAAAGCACCGATGCTAGCGATACAATAACTGTAACATTTGATAATGTTACATCTTTAGATTGTCTGTTTTGGGGTTATACTAATATGACCTCAATGACAGTTGTTTTAAAAGATGATCTTGGGAATACCATAGACACTATATATTTTAGTGGTGGAGATGTAGCTCACTATTACGGTTACGACTCTGGCTATTACGGTTATACTGATTATTATTATGGTTACTTTGATAGACTAGCTGGTGAAACGGTATACGACCCTGTATCTTGGTATTTTCCAACAATTGAAGTTAAGAGTATTGAGATAGCTATTGAAGCGGTTGATAACGTATATCTGGGTGGTTTAGCAACTGGAAAAGTTGCGAGTATTAAAGAACCACTTAATGATTGGGATGAAGATTTTGAAGATTTAAGTATCATAACAGAAAGTGAAGCAGGTCAAGTTCAACAGTTATATAACAGACCATTAAGAGTATATAATTGGACTATAGTTAACAACACTAGAGAAGAGATGAACGAGATATTAGACTTATATAAAGAGTATGGAATTGGTCACCATATTTGGGTGGATCCTTTTGAAGATAACCATGAATTTATGACTCCTTTATATGCAGTTTTAACTAATAGTATAGCGGCTAGTAAAGATGGGTATTTATATAGTTTTAATTTTGATATAAAAGAGGCAAGGTGAACATGAGAGTGAACATGATAGTGAACATGATGAGAGGTAACATATGGCAATAAATAAATTAGTAGCAATAAATAATGGTAGCACTCCGGCTAGTGGAGACTGGGCAAGATTAGTCGAGTACCAAAATGCTTTTATGCGTCAAGTAAATAGCGGACAAATTATTACAGATGGTACATATTTAAAACAAGGTAGCTATATACAACATGGCGGAGTATTATACAGGGTTGATGATGAAGATTATACAATACTTGGAAGTACTCAAAGCGGTATTTTTAGCTATATAATTATCGAAGCTAGCGGAGATAACTTAACAGCAACATGGGCAACAGATATAAGTAGCTATAATTGGAATTATATTTATAGTGAGCTACTTGCAACTGATGAAAGCGGAGTATTACCTTATGTAGTAAAAGACGGAATAGTTTATAAGCTAGAGCAGAAAGATATAATGTATAAGAGTAATCAGAACTTGAAAACTACTGATGATGTAGAGTTTAATAGTGTTGATGTTGATAATGGCTTAACAGTCGGCGGGAATTTAACAGTTTTAAACATATTAAAATCTTATACTGTTTCTGGTGGAACTACTAAAAATATTGACAACTTAGGTATAGGACAAATGGCAATCGTTTATGCAAACATGATTGATGATGGTAATTCAAACTATCTATATACTCCTGCTGAAACTGGAAAATATTTCGTATTAACTCCAACATATTGGGATGATGATATAGAGATTAACGTATATGACGAAAACACTCAAATATTACAAAACAGGAATGGTGTATCAGATTATTCAATATATTTTTTAATATTAAGAATAGTATAGGGGTATAGAATGAAAAAAATATTAGTAATTTTAATTTTATTAGCAAGTTTAATATCTTGCAAAATGCAATTTTATGATGATGAAGGATTTACTATTTTCGGATTAGGTGCAGTTTTAGAAAAAAATGAGATATTGTTTCAATCTCATGACGGTTTTATAATTGATGACACATTTTATAATGAAGTAAAACTTTATGGTGATAAA